GCAAAATCAAATATGGAACAGAATCTAGATAAGATTTTCAACATCAAAGGTGCCGATGCTCTTATAGAAATTCTTAATGAAGACAAAAAACAAGAAGTACTTCCTCCACAAACAAATACTCCAGCACCAGATAAAGAAATCAGAGAAGATTATGCATACGCTAGACAAAATCTAAAAATGATCATCGATCAAGGAGCGGGTGCCCTTGACAGTCTTATTGGAATTGCACAAATCAGTCAACATCCACGTGCCTTTGAAGTTATTGGTCAGTTGATTAAAATTCTTGTTGAAAGTAACAAAGATCTACTTGATTTGAAGAAACAGTCTAATGAACTATCTGGTATGACTGTCGGTGAGAATAAATCTGATGGAAATGCTAAAACTGTTACTAATGCACTGTTTGTAGGTTCTACTAAAGAATTGCAACAGATGATTAAAAATGGTAATGTACCTACCGACCAACCATCAGAAGACTCTAATTAGTATTATCGAACCGGACAGATACTAATCTAACATCAAAATGAACGGATGTCAATAGAAAAATGGCAGATACATACCTAAGAAATAAAAATCTTAAAGCTGTCAACGTAGATGTTGAGTATACACGTGAGCAGATGCAAGAGTATATCAAATGTGTTCAAGATCCGGAATACTTTATTGAGAACTATGTTAAGATTATTAACGTTGACCATGGGCTTGTTCCTTTTCGTATGTATGAATACCAGAAAAAAATGGTACATACTTTCAAAGACAACCGTTTTGTTATCTGTAAACTTCCACGGCAGGCTGGAAAGTCTGTAACTGTTACTGGCTATATTCTTTGGGTAGTTCTGTTTCACGGTGATCAGAATATTGCTATTCTGGCTAACAAAGAGAGATTAGCACAAGATCTTCTTGGTAAAATTCGACTAGCTTATCAGTATCTTCCAAAATGGATTCAGCAAGGTGTTGTCGAATGGAATAAAGGAAGTATTGAACTTGAAAACCAGAGTAAAGTTATTGCTGCGGCCACGTCGTCCGACGCTATTCGTGGTGGATCATACAATTTAATTTTCCTTGACGAGTTTGCGTTTATTGGAGACAATATCGCAGAAGAATTCTTCGCATCCGTGTATCCCACAATTTCTTCTGGTAAAACGACAAAGATTATTATCGTTTCTACTCCAAAAGGAATGAATCACTTCTATAAAATTTATACCAATGCTGTTGAGAGAAACAATAACTATATTCCAATCGATGTACATTGGTCAGATGTTCCAGGACGTGATGAGGCTTGGAAAGAAGAAACAATTGCGAACACAAGCGAAGAACAGTTTAGACAAGAGTTTGAGGTTGAGTTTCTTGGAAGTACTAATACTCTCATTAGTCCTAAAAAACTGCAAAACCTGCCGTGGGTAAAACCCAAGTATCCCAATGAACATCTTGCTATTTTTGAAGATCCAATCAAAGGACATGAATACGTAACTGTTGTCGATGTTTCGAGAGGTGTCCATTTAGATAATTCTGCATTTACGGTTATTGATATTACAGAAATGCCGTATAAAATGGTTGCACGATATAGAAGTAATAAGATTTCACCATCTCTCTATCCTGAAATTATTTACAGCACATGCTACAAATACAACCAAGCATATGTACTTGTAGAAGTCAATGATATTGGTGAGCAAGTAGCAGACATTCTTCATTACGACTACGAATACGAAAACATTCTTATGACAACCATGCGCGGCCGCAGTGGCCAAAAAATTGGATCTGGTTTTGGAGCAAATGTATCTAAAGGTGTTCGTACAACTAAACAGGTTAAACGTATTGGTTGTTCAACTTTAAAAGATTTGATTGAAGGAGACAAGCTGATCATTCAGGACTTTGATACTATCACTGAACTGTCTAATTTTGTTTCTATTAAAGATTCTTATGAAGCTGATACTGGAACTGATGACTTGGTTATGTGTCTTGTTTTATTCTCTTGGCTTGTTAAGCAGGAATACTTCAAAGAAATAACAAATACTGACTTTAGAGCACAGTTTCAGAAAGACAACGAACGTCTTATCGAAGAAGATCTTATGCCATTTGGTATTATCGACGATGGAGTCGATTACTTTGAACAGAAAGATGAGCAGGAAGAGTTCATGGATAAGTATGGTGCTCGCTGGGACTTTGACGGTAGATACTAAGAATTCCGTTTTTATAAATAATATGAAACGAATTTTATTTTTAACAAGGAGATCATAAGATGGCTCTGCAGGTTTCTCCAGGCATCACAATCAGCGAACGCGATCTTACAACGTCAGTTCCAAATGTTTCTACTACTACAGGAGCATTGGTTGGGCACTTTCGTTGGGGTCCGGTTCAGAAACCAATTTTGATTTCTGATGAAAATGGATTGGTAAATACATTTCGCGAACCGAATGCTAATACATATGTTGATTTCTTCACTGGAGCTAACTTCCTAGCTTATGGAAATCAGTTATATACTGTCCGTGTAGTTGAGGAAAGTGGCGCAAATGCTCAAAATGCTATTACGGCGTCTGCCAATACTGTAAAAACATTAATCAAATCAGATAACGATTACGACGACAATTACAGCTCTGGAATTTCTGGTGTTGGTCCTCTTGTTGCTAAGTATCCAGGAGAACTTGGTAATTCTCTCAAGTATTCATTCTGCTTGACTGGTAATGCTTATTCAAGTACTCTTTCTGGTAACTTGACTTTTACTTCTAACAGTACTGTCGTAACTGGGTTGGGTACTGATTTTGCCAATGAACTTGTATCTGGTGACTTGCTTGTTGCTGGTCAAGATAAAGAAGTTGTTAAAGTATCCGCTGTTACAAACGCAACGTATTTGATACTATCAAGTAAGTATACTGGTAACACGACTGCGGCTGCTTCTTCAAACTCAAATCACACAAGTGGATCTGCAAGTATTGAACGCCGCTGGGAATACTACGATTACGTCAAGAAAGCACCCGGAACTACAGATTATGCTAATACAGTTGGTGGTAGTGGTGATGAACTTCACCTTGCTATCGTCGACGAGGATGGCGAAATCACAGGAACACGTGGTGAAATTCTTGAAATCTTCGAAGGGCTGTCTGCTGCATCTGATGCAAAAGCACCTGACGGATCAACAAATTACTATAAAGATGCAATCAATCGTAGATCTGAATGGGCTTGGTGGACAGGTCATCCTTCTGGGACAACAAATTTCGGATCGAAGGCTTCATTTACATTCACTGGTCCTGCAACTCCAGATACAACAAGTTTTGTTTGGGGTAAAGATGGTGTAACACCTTCTGACTCTAATTACAATACTGGATGGGATAAATTCAACGATAAGAAAGAAATTGACGTTTCTATCTTGCTTGGTGCTGGTGCAAATCAGACTCGTGCATTACATATTATCAATAACATTGCCGAAGTTCGCAAGGACTGTGTAGCATGTATCTCACCGAGACAAGCAGATGTTGTTGGAAATGACGCGTACGAAACAGCTCAAATGGACGATATTATCACATATCGCAATCTGCTGCCGTCAACTTCATACGCAGTCATGGACAGTGGTTGGAAATTGCAGTACGATAAGTACAATGATGTCGATCGTTACATACCTCTAAACGGAGATATTGGCGGCCTAATGGTTCGTACAGATGCGGTTAGAGATCCATGGTTCTCACCTGCTGGCTACAATAGAGGAAACATCAAGAACGTTAAGCGTCTTGCATACAATCCTAAAAAGTCACATCGTGATCAGCTTTACAAAAACGGAATCAATCCCGTTGTTTCAGAGGCTGGCCAGGGAACTGTTCTTCTTGGAGATAAGACAATGTTGTCTAATCCAAGTGCCTTTGATCGAATCAACGTACGTCGTCTGTTTATTACACTTGAAAAAGCAATTGAACTTGCAGCTAACTTCACGTTGTTTGAACAGAATGACGACACAACAAGAACTCAGTTCCGCAATCTTGTAGAACCGTTCTTGCGCGACGTACAGGGACGCAGAGGTATTACGGACTTTGTAGTTGTTTGTGACGGAACAAATAATACAGGCGAAGTAATTGACAGAAACGAATTTGTCTGTGATATTTACATCAAACCGACACGTTCAATCAACTTCATTAAACTGAACTTTATTGGAGTCCGCACTGGCGTTGAATTCACTGAAGTAGTTGGCTCGTTCTAAGAAAAGGAGTAAAGCATAATGTCTTTCAATGTTAACGAGTTTTCAGCAGGACTTGCCGCTGGCGGTGCTCGCAATTCTCTCTTCCAGGTAGAGATTCAGAATCCTATCAATGGAACTGCAGATGTTAAAGTACCTCTACTTTGTCGAGCCGCTGCTATTCCAGGAGCAGAACTTGGAGTTATTCCAGTAAAATACTTTGGTCGCGAAATCAAACTTGCTGGTAACAGAACATTCGCCGAATGGGAAGTAACAATTCTCAATGACGAAGACTTCGCTATTCGAAATGCACTTGAAGAATGGTCAAATGCGATCAACAGCTTTGAGGGCAACCTTCGAACAACCGGAAGTTCTTCTCAGGTTCAGTACAAATCACAAGCAACAGTAACTCACTTCGGTAAAGATGGTACTGCTCTTCGTACGTATCAATTTATAGGAATGTTCCCACAGACCATTTCACCAATTGAACTGAATTGGGAAGGTGGAGATACAGTCGAAGAATTCCAGTGCACATTCGTCTATGATTACTGGAAAGTTATTGGTGGTGTCACAGGAAACGCTGGAGGTTCCTAACTCTCCAAGCAATATATAGCTTTATAATGAAAAGGAGTTCTTATGGCCGGCTTTGAGTTGCTTGGTTGGAAAATCGAGAAAAAAACGAATAAGAGTGAAGATCTTACTCCGTCAATTGTGCCCAAAGAAGAAGATGGTGCAATTGAAATTTCTTCTGGAATTGGTGTTTCAGGACAGGCTTTCGGATCTTATGTTGATTTCGAAGGTAAGTTCAAGAATGAAGCACAACTTATTACAAAATATCGTAATCTCGCTGCTCAACCAGAACCAGATGTAGCTATTCAAGACATCGTCAACGAAGCAATCACTATTGATAGTGATGACCAATCTGTGTCTATTGTTCTTGATAAGCTTGAATCTTTAGACGACTCAATCAAAGAAAAAATTCGAAAAGAATTTGATTATCTATTGTCAGTGCTTAATTTCTCTAACGAAGGTTATGAAATCTTCAAGAGATGGTATGTCGATGGCCGTCTATATTATCATATTCTCATTGATAAGAAGAACTCACGTAAAGGCATTCGTCAACTCCGAATGATTGACCCTCGTAAAATCAAGAAGGTCAAAGAAGGAGTCAAAGAAAAAGATCCACGTACTAGCGCCGAAATCATCAAAGGATATCGTCAGTATTATCTTTTCAATAAGGATGGATTCATCAATTCATCTGGAGAAAAGGGTGTCAAACTTTCAAAAGACAGTGTTATCTATACAACATCTGGTATCTTTGACGAAACAAATACATTAGTTCTTTCTAATATTCACAAAGCTATTAAGCCAATCAATCAGTTAAGAATGCTTGAAGATGCGGTTGTTATTTATCGTATCTCTCGTGCGCCTGAGCGTAGAGTATTCTACATTGATGTTGGTAACCTCCCAAAGATCAAAGCTGAACAACATCTTCGCGACATGATGGTGCGCTACAAGAATAAAGTCGTGTATGATGCTAATACAGGCGAAATCAGAGATGATCGCAAGTATATGAATATGCTTGAAGATTTCTGGTTGCCTCGACGTGAAGGTGGAAGAGGAACTGAAATCAGTACTCTTGAAGGTGGACAAAATCTTGGTGAAATGGAAGATGTCGATTATTTTCGCCGTAGACTTTATAAAGCGTTGAATGTTCCTATTTCACGTATGGAATCAGAGAACACGTTTAATATTGGTCGTTCACAAGAAATTGATAGAGACGAAGTCAAATTTACGAAGTTTGTTAAAAGACTCCGTAATCGATTTGCAATTCTATTTGATGAACTGTTAGAAATTCATCTTGCACTTCGCGGTATTATGCATCGCAATGATTTTCGTAAAATCAAAGAGTTTATCACATATGACTTTGCAACAGATAACGAATATGTAGAACTTAAAGAGACAGAAATTCTTCGTGATCGTATTGGTTTGCTTGGAGAAGTTGATCAGTTTGTTGGTAAATACTTCTCGATGGAGTATGCACGTAAGAAAATTCTTAGAATGACAGATGAAGAAATTAAAATAGAAAAAGAACGTATTGAGAAAGAAAAGTCATCTGGAGAAATTCAGGATCCATTCGATCAAGAAGACAATTCAGCATTTGGTCAGCAAGATGATGATGGTAATGATTTCGGAGGGTTTCCTCCAAAGAAAAAGGAAAATCCATTCGCGAATAACACACCGACTCCTGTTCCAGACGAAGAGGATGAAGACAATAAAAAAGAAGAATTCATTCCTCCTAAAGAATTAACAGAAGATGAAAAGAAACTGATTAAGAGTATGACAAAGTATTTTGACGGAGATCTCAATCACATTGTGGATCATGGAAATACAGCTCCTATTGCGGAGTAAAAAAATGAAAAATCTTCTGGAAAATGCTCCAACTTTAGCAGCAATGATTGCTATTGTTGAGAAAAAATCTAAACAGATCAAAGCTGAAATTCTTTCCGAAATTAAGGTTATTGAAAGACCAAAAGGAGAAAAGGGTGATAGAGGTGAGCAAGGAAAGCAGGGACCGATTGGTGAAAGAGGTCCTCAAGGACCACAGGGGAATCCTGGAAGAGATGGAAAAGACGGAGAACAGGGGCCCCAAGGAGAAATTGGTCCTCAAGGAGAAAAAGGAGAACCCGGAGAAAAAGGTGACCCTGGCCGGGATGGAGATCGTGGCGAATCCGGTCCTCAAGGAGAACCAGGTCGTGATGGTAAACAAGGACCAAAAGGTGATCGTGGCGAACGCGGACCAAAAGGTGATCGTGGCGAACGTGGGCTCAAAGGCGAAAAAGGCAATGACGGCGATAGAGGATTACCTGGACCTCCTGGAAAAACAGGACCTAGAGGTCCAAAAGGTGACAAGGGAGACCCAGGTAAAACTGGACCCAGAGGCCCAAAGGGTGACAAGGGAGATTCTGGAACTCCTGGTAAAACTGGACCCAGAGGCCCAAAGGGAGATCCTGGAGCAAGTGCGAATGTCGCTCCAATTATCAAACAATTCGAAAAAGACTTCAATGAGTTAAAAAAATCTGTTCGTCAAGGTGTTATATCTTCTGGTGGTGGAGGCGGATCTGTCAATTTACATCAAAATGATGATCTAAACTATCTACCTCTTAGTGAAATTGCAAATAATGCTGCTCTTATTTTTGATTCTAATATTCAGAAATACAGACATCAGAATTTAAATAGAGTTTTGTTCACTAGAATTGATGTAACATCTAATACATATACATTATCAAACACATCTTTCACGACAGCCGAATGTTTAGTAAAGGTCAATAATCCAACAAACAATACAGCACTTTCTATCGGAGGAAACTTCGAAATTGGAACAAAGGTTCATATCAAAGATGCATCAGGAAATGCGGTTAACAACCCAATTACAGTAACACCAACTGATGGGGTTGAC